AAGCACAATCAAAGAATCATTAGGATTTGCTTCTAAAGCTGCTGGTGTAGCCCCTAAAAAACAAATCGTTGAAGTAAACGATACTGTTGCTAGATGGCAAATGTTAGCAGGTATCAATAAATTTTAATTTAACAAAAACCCAATTTTAAATCGTTTAAAAATGAACGTACAACAATTACTCGAATCATCTAACCAATACAAAGTTGTAATGGAAGATGCAAAACGTTTGTCTACGAAGTGGGCTAAATCCGGTCTTTTAGAAGGAATTAGTAACACTACTGACAAAAACACAATGGCAATTCTCCTTGAGAACCAAGCCAAGCAATTAGTAACCGAAGCCAATGTAACTGGTGGAACTACCTCTATGAATGGTGCTGGTTATAACAGTGAAAACTGGGCTGGTGTTGCTTTACCTTTAGTTCGCCGCGTATTTGGTGAAATCGCAGCTAAAGAATTCGTTAGTGTACAACCAATGAACTTACCTTCTGGTCTTGTATTCTATCTTGACTTCAAATATGCTAATGCTATTAGACCATTTAAAGCTGGTGATTCTCTCTACAGTGCTAATCCAAACACAAATGTAACTGATTTCGCTAGCACTGCTTCTTTATATGGTGCTGGTCGTTTTGGTTATTCTATTAACCAATACACTGCTTCCGTTACTAATGCAGGAACTGGATCTGCTACTTGGGCTGATTTTAACTTTGATTCTAACTATTCTGCTTCTGCAGCTTCTAGTCAGTACAAAAAAGTTTTAGTTCCATTACCTTCTAACTATGATGTGAATGGTGTTCGTGCTTTTGTATTTACTTCCGCTTCAACTATTGCTGCTACTGATGTATTACAAGCATTTACTACTGTAACTAATAATACAGCTTCTTTCATTGTTACTGGTTCATTAATTGCCGCTAATATGTCTCCAACCGCTGCTACTGTAACATTATTCTATGATGTTCAGCCAGCTCCAGACGCTCGTGGTGATTTCGAAGATGGTAAGTCTAAAACAAATGCTCCTACCACTATCGATATTCCTTCTATCGACGTTCAGTTGAAATCTGAAGCTATCGTTGCTAAAACTCGCAAGTTAAAAGCACAATGGACTCCAGAATTCGCTCAGGACTTGAATGCTTATCATTCAATTGATGCTGAAGCTGAATTAACTGGTATCCTTTCTCAATACATTTCTATGGAAATCGATCTCGAAATCCTTGATATGTTAATCCAGAATGCTTACACTGTTGATTATTGGAGTGCTGTTAACAACCAATCTATCTCTTCTGCTGGTCAATCTGCTACTAGCTTAGGTTACTACAACACCCAAGGTGGTTGGTTCCAAACTTTAGGTACTAAATTACAGAAAGTTTCTAACACAATCCATCAGTTAACTTTACGTGGTGGTGCTAACTTCCTCGTATGTTCTCCTTCTGTTGCAACTATCCTTGAATCTATTCCTGGATTTGCTTCTGATGGTGATGGCGAGAAAATGGAATTCAACTTCGGTATCCAGAAAGTTGGTTCTTTGAATAGCCGCTACAAAGTATACAAGAACCCATACATGACTGAGAACGTAATCCTTATGGGTTACAAAGGTGCTCAGTTCCTTGAGTGCGGTGCTGTATTCGCTCCATATGTTCCATTGATCATGACTCCACTTCTTTACGATCCTAACACCTTCACTCCTAGAAAAGGTTTGATGACTCGTTACGCGAAGAAGATGATCCGTCCTGACTACTATGGTAAGGTATATGTTGCTGGTTTGAATACCCTCTAATCCAACATATAATCTAACCCCGTAAGGTTAGTAAAAGAACCCGAGCGCAAGCTCGGGTTTCTTTTTTATATTTATAGCAAACGTGTTGCATGACTGAAAACCTTCCCAAAAAGAAGAGCTTCAAAAATCCGATTAAATTTGCGGTTACTCTCAACGAAGAGCAGAAAGAAGCTAAAGCAATTGTTCTCCAAAACAAAATTACAGTATTAAAAGGCAGTGCAGGTAGTGGTAAATCAATGTTAGCAGCACAGGTTGCTCTTGATTTATTATTTCGCCATGAAGTAGAGAAAGTAATACTTACTCGCCCTGCTGTAACATCAGGAGAAGAAATTGGCTACCTACCAGGTGATAAAGATGCCAAATTAGCCCCCTACACAGCAGCCATTTATGACAACATGTATCGATTATATAATAAAGAAAAAATCGATAAAGAAATAATGGAGGGACATATTGAAGTTATTCCATTAGCGTTCATGCGTGGTCGTAACCTAACTAATTGCGCCGTAGTAGTTGATGAGGGTCAAAATATCACCCACAGACAAATGGAACTACTATTAGGAAGAATATGTGAAGGTAGTAAAATGATCATATGTGGTGATACCGCGCAGATTGACTTGAAAGACAAGAAAATGAGCGGTTTTAATTTTATATGCAATAATTTAACTAATGTTTCTGGCTTTGGAGTAGTAACACTTAAAACAAATCACCGCGATCCAATCGTGGAGGATATATTAAAGGTATACGGCGATCATCGAGATTAAGTATATTTATACGTGTTAAATACTACTTAAATAATGGGCGCTAAAGCAATCAATCTAAAAAGACTGTGGGATGAATATTACGGTGATACATCGTATTTAAATCCTGTCAAATGTAATACACCATTTGAATATTACGACAACGATCCTGAATTCGTTCGTGATGCTAAAAGTTGTGCTCGTTTTGTTGCACAACGTTTAGGTGCAGGTGGTTTAAGTAATACACAACTTAATATTTCTGACCTAACTGTGTATGCTGCTTTTGAAGAAGCAGTTACTACTTACGGCAATTTAGTTTATCAATATAAAATCAGAGATCAATATCTTAACATTGAAGGATCTCCATCAGCTCAGTTTAATAATGCTACAGTTACTTATGTCAACAGCATAGATATAAACTCCCCAGTGTTCTGGTCGTTACCTGGAATAGCAACCCAAGCTGATATTGAATATAATACAACCTTCTCCCAGCTAGTTGATGATGGAGACATGTATGTAATTTCAGCTTCAGTTTCTGACTTTATATTACTTAACCAAGACTATATAAAATCAGTTACCTTTGCTACTGAATATCATGATCTTGTTTCAGGAAATACAATTGATTTAAGTGCTTTTGTCTACAATCAATTAAATAGATTAGGTGGTCCTAGAGTAAATGGGGTGATTACCCCTGGGGAAGAATATGTGTATATCTTTGTTTCAGATTATAATATAGCTGGTGGATCTCCTATATTTGGAGGTAATACTATTCCAACAATTTATATTCAAGATAGTTTAGAACCTGAATTAAATAATAAGATACTAAGTAATAATCTTGCTACATTAACTACTACTATTGCTGAAGATTATGCTTCTGAAGCAGGAGTAGGAGGACATTTTAATGTAATTAGTGGTACTTTACAAATGACAGCTGGTGTTCAAGATTACGATTTAAATACATGGGCATCAGCTTCTGCATCTTTAAACCCTGGTGATAGAATTGAAATTAGAAGAATATTTTATGAAGAACCACCTGCAATCGTTCGTTACTTTGACCCATATGCAGGTACAGGTACTGGTATACAATCATTACTTGAGACTTTTGGATTTGGTCAATTTTCTCCTGGTATTAATTTCTTATTAATGCCAATTCATTTTGATGTTCAAAAAATTCAAGCAATTGAATTTAATGACCAAATAAGAAAATCAGCTTATTCATTTAATTTAGTAAATAATAAATTAAAGATATTTCCAATTCCTACTTTTGATAAAAAATTATTTTTTGAATATGTAAAAATTAGTGATAAATTTAGTGTTATTAAGGACACTAGAAATAATGTTGTAACAGATATTATGAATGTTCCTTATCGTAATCCAATTTATTCTAAAATTAATACTGTAGGTAGAACTTGGATTTTTAAATACACCTTAGCATTATGTCGTGAAATTGAAGCACATATTCGTATTCAATTTGCAAACGTAAACGTACAAGGTGTAGGTTCACTTCAAGGATCTGAATTAGTAGCTGATTCTAGAACTGAAAAAGAAAATTTAATTACTGAATTGAAAGAAATGTTGAATGAAACATCACGTAAGGGTCAATTAGAACGTAAACAACAAGAATCTCAATTCCAACGTGATACATTACAACAAATTCCTTTACCAATTTATGTTTTTTAATGAAACAATTTAGAGGAATACAGAAATATCTTAACCTAGCAGATTGTGCATTAGCAGATTTTCCTGATAATGCTCCAACAGCTTCTATTCCTAAACCGGGTACCCCTTCAACTCCACCTCAGCCTCCAGTAGGTAGTGGAGGAATAGGTGGTGGACCTAATACCTATCCTGATGAAGCAGCTGATGCTGCAATTAAGTTTTCCAATCAAAAAGTTGGATATTTTAAAATAGATTTATATAAGACTAAAGTAAATATGTATGGTGAATCAACAGAAAAGTGGTATTATCCTCCTGTTGAAGTAAGGTGTTTAATTGATAGAGGTGAATTTGCTTATACTGACACTGAATTTGGTCCTGATATAAATCAAACTATAAAAGTTACTATATCAAAAATAGCATTAGTAGAATTAAATTTTACTCCTGAAGTAGGTGATATAATAACAGACCAAGAAAAATATTATGAAGTATTTACTGTAGATAGATCGTTTATAACAATACCTGGAGGAACAGGAGCTGGATCTTCCCTAGGAACCCCAGGACAAATTGTATTATTTACTTTAAGTGCTCATTTAACAAGAACAAGTAAACTTAATTTAATTCAATATAGCTAATGGGATTATTAGGTAAAATACTATTAAACGAAGGTATCACAATTTTTAGATGTGATGTGTTAATTAAAACAGCTGCTGATCAAAATAAGGTAGAAGTTTATAATGAGATTAGAGCATTAAGTGGTGTAGTTGTTGTTACTATTGAACAAAGTGACTTTTTAGATGCTAAAGCAACTGATAAATATGAATATTCTTTACTTAAAATAAAGTATATTGGTAGAGGAGATGCAAAAACATCAATTAAAGAAATTGGTATAGATGCTGTAACTAAAAACAGAGTTCCTGGTTTATTACAATTTATACCTAGATATCCAACAATTATTAAAGTAGGATCATATTAATTTATATAAGATGAAATTAGTAGACATTTTAAAAGAATTAGAAAAACCAAAACAAATTTACGCTGATAAACCAACAGGTAGAGAACTTACTATTGCTGATTTAACTCCTGAAGAGCGTGATGAACTATTTAAAAAAGGATCTATCATGGTAAAAATGCCTGCTGATCCTAATCGTCCTGAAATTACTAGTGCTTCTCAGGTAATTAATTTACCTAAGATGGATCAAGTAAAGAGAGATGTAATTCAAAATAAAAGAGAATTTGATGTATTTCTTTATTCACCAGATCCTGATATTAAAGCAATAGCAAAAGAAATAAATAATATCCATAATAAATTATTCAGAGCATTAACTGCTCTTGATAAATTAATCGATCTTAAAAGAAGAGGTAGAGTATAATGAGAGATAGAAAACCAATACCAAAAAACCAAGCAGAAATAGTACAAGATACTATTAATCCTTACCTTAACCAGGGAAAACCAGTTAGTCAAAATGTGTTCACTCACCGTGATAATAGAGCATTAAATACTACTCGTAAAACTGATAAGATAAAGGATATTGCAATTGGTTTAGAAGATATTGACTATGCTCTGATGTATTATTTTCAAAATATTATTAAACCAACAGTTATACAAGATGGAAATAGAATAGCTGTTTCTATTATGTATGGTTCACCTGAACGTTGGCAATCTGTTCAGGCAGATGGATATTATAGAGATACTAATGGAAAGGCTGTTTTTCCTCTTATAATGTTTAAAAGAAATAATGTTGAAAAAAACAGATCATTAGGAAATAAAATAGATGGTAATTTAGCTTCTTTATTCCAAACATTCGAAACTAAATATAATCAAAGAAACCAATATGATCAATTTTCTGTTTTAACAAATAGAGTACCATCAAAACAATATTATGTTTCTGTAGTTCCTGATTATGTTACTATAACATATGACTGTGTTTTATTAACAAATTATGTTGAACAAAATAATAAATTAATTGAGGCAATTGAATATGCTTCTGATTCATATTGGGGTGATGCTAATAGATGGCAGTTTAGAACATCATTAGATACTTTTGGTGTAACAAATATTATTAATACTGGTGAAGACAGAGTATCATCTACTACTGTTAGTTTAAAAGTAAATGGATATCTAATAGCTGACTCTATTAACCAGCACTTATCAGACACTAACCTTCATTATTCCCCAGCTCAAATCAAATTTACACTTGAAACTGACAGCAGCTCAGAAATATTAACAGCAGGAGGAAAACCAGCACCAAAAACAGCTATGGGTGGAGCTTCATTTGCTGATTCTTACAATGTAAATATTAATTCTCAAATATCTATTCCTGAGGAAATATCTAATTATTTATTAGCAAACAAAACATCATATGCTAGTGTTGTAACAACAAACACAGCAACATTTAATATATCTTTCCTTACAGCCCCCTCACCTTTACCAGCTACTGATAAAAATAGTTTTACATATTTTGTAAATGGTCAATTAGTAGACATTAATTCCGTAACTGATTTTACTGATAATGGAGACGGAACTTGCACATTAACAATAGATACAGGTCAATTACAATATACTTTAGTTTCTACTGATCAAGTTATAGCAATAGGTAAATTCCAATAAAATGGCACGATTAAGAATAGAACAACTATTATCTAATATGACCTATGATACTGGGTCAAACCAACTTACTATTAGTGGCAGTAATAATGCCCTAATTATATCGGGTTCTGTAATTGTTACTTCAACTTCAACTACAACTGGTTCTCTTACTATCCAAGATGTTGATACATTTGGTGACAGTGGTAGTTTCTTTACGCTAGATTTAGGCGATTATTAATATTTATTAGTAGCTATATATATAGCTTTTCACCATTAGTATATACTAAAAATTAAATGGCTAATCAATATTTAAAATTACGCCGTAGTAGCGTTCCTGGCAAAACACCTGATACAGGTTCTCTTGATTTTGGCGAAATAGCTCTTAATACATACGACGGTCTGGCTTTTATGAAAAAGTCAGGATCTAATGGTGAAGAAATTGTTACAATTGGCTCTACAATAGGCTCATTCTCAGGTTCATTTACTGGTTCACTTCAAGGTACAGCAAGTTGGGCAATTAATGCTTTAACTGCTTCTTATGTGTCTAATTTGCCTGTTATAGATAATTCTAGAATTGTAACAGGTAGCATTACGGCTAGTGTTGGTGTTGAATTTGATAAAGCTTTTAAAGTAGAAAACAATATCCCCGATCCTTCAGGTAATACTACTTTATTACTTATTAATCAGAGTGGTAGTGTAGCTATTAATACCGGCTCTTTTGACCCAAATAATCCAGAAACATTATTAATTATATCTCATGATGATACAACATATAATTTAATTGTTGGTAGAAGTAATACTGACAATTATTCTCAATTTAATATTAAAAATCAAAGTAGTGGATCATTAGCTTCATCTGATATTGTTGCTACAAACGATATAGGAAATGAGGACGATTACTACGTTGATTTAGGTATTAATAGTAGTACTTATGATAATCCATTTTTTGTAGGTAGCGCTAATGATGCTTATTTATATTCAAAAGCAGATGATTTTTATATTGGTAATGCAAAAACAAGCCAAAAACTAGTTTTATTTAATGGTGGATCTGATGCATTAACTAACGCAAAATTAGTTCTTTTAGATAATAATCAACATGAATTAACAGGTTCTATTAATATAACTGGAGATATATATACTCCATCTATTTCCCAAAACCTTTCTCTTTCTGAATCAATAGTTGCTGTAGATACAACTACTGGATTATTCCAATATACCAATAATATATCTTCTGCTTCTTTTGCATTAACAGCATCATCAGCAGATGATTTTACTGTTAGAGGTACTTTAACAGCACAAACAATTCATGCTCAAACAATTACATCTTCTACTGAATATGTAACCGGATCAACTATATTTGGTTCTTTATTAACAGATACCCATCAGTTTACCGGATCAGTAGATATAACTGGTTCTTTAATTATAAATGGTACCTCTTATACTGCTGCTACTAGTGGAACTAGTGGTACAGCCGGATCAGCAGGTACAAGCGGAACTGCTGGCTCTAGTGGAACTGCCGGTTCATCTGGTTCATCTGGTACAAGTGGTTCTAGTGGTACTAGTGGTTCAAGCGGTACAGCAGGCTCTAGCGGCACTAGCGGTACCTCAGGCTCTAGTGGTACATCAGGTTCTTCAGGAACCTCAGGCTCTAGCGGCAGCTCAGGAACATCAGGTAGTTCTGGCTCCTCAGGCACATCAGGAAGTTCTGGTACATCTGGCTCATCAGGAACATCAGGTAGTTCTGGTTCCTCAGGCACTTCTGGTTCAAGTGGCACATCAGGTACAGCTGGATCAAGTGGATCTAGTGGTACTAGTGGTTCTAGTGGTACCTCAGGTTCTAGTGGCACTAGTGGCTCTTCAGGCACCTCTGGCATTTCAGGTACATCTGGTTTAAGTGGTTCATCTGGTACTTCTGGATCTTCTGGCTCAAGTGGTACTAGTGGCACCTCAGGGACTGGTTTTGACACAATTAATTCTCCTAGTCAAGGCAGAATACTACTATCAGATGGTACTACAAACGCGGCTACTGCTTCTTCCGCTTTAATTTATAATAATAACAACTTTAATATATCAGGAAGTACTACTATTACAGGATCATTAACTGTAACTGATACAATTACTGCTCAAACATTAGTTGTACAAACTATTACTTCATCTGTTGAATTTATAACTGGTTCTACTCGATTTGGTAGTTTACTTTCTAATACTCATCAATTTACAGGCAGTGTTAGTATAACTGGTAGCCTATCAGTTAAAGACCTATCATTAAATAATTTAGCTACATTTGTTGTTGTTGACCAAACAACAGGACAATTATATTATAATACAGCAGGAGCTGCTGGATCCTCAGGCACAAGCGGTACAACAGGTACTAGTGGAACTTCAGGTACTTCTGGTGAAAATGGAACTAATGGTACCTCTGGAACAAGTGGCACAAGTGGTATCAATGGTTCCTCAGGCACAAGCGGTACTGCAGGCACCTCAGGCACAAGCGGTACTGGATTTAATACCATCAATAATCCTGCTCAAGGCAGAGTATTATTATCAGATGGTAGTATAAATGCAGCAACAGCATCTGCTAATTTAACCTATAGTGGAAGTGCTTTATATATAACAGGGTCTGTATACATTTCAGGATCATTAAATTACACATCAGGATCTTTAAATAATGTAAACTATATTGATTTTAATTTAAATCCAGGAGTAGCTAGTGCAATTGGAAGATTAAAATTTGATTCTGGAGAAGGTACTTTACAACTTGGTTTAGTAGGTGGTAATGTTATTGCTAACATAGGCGAAGATTTATTCCAATATGTTTATAACAATACAGGAACTTCCCTAACAAAAGGCCAAGTTGTTTATATCTCTGGATCACAGGGTAATAGAATAGCAGTAAAACTGGCCTCAGCAGCTGCTGAACAAGGCTCAGCTAATACACTTGGTTTTGTTGCTGAAACAATAGCAGCCGGTAATGAAGGTTGGGTACAAACGGAAGGCACCTTAAGAGGATTAGATACAACTGGATTAATAGGAGGAAAACTAATATTCCTAAGCAGCTCAGCTGGTCAATACACTCAAACTCCTCCTGTAGCACCAAATCATGGTGTAAGATTAGGATATGCCGAAAGAATAGATAATAATGTAGGTTCAATCTATATTAAGATAGATAATGGGTATGAATTAGGTGAATTACATGATGTGGTAGATAGTACAACTACTTCTTCATATGGTGATTTATTTATTAAGAACGGTAATGTTTGGATTAATTCAAAACAATTAACTGGCTCTTATGGGCTTACAGGTTCGTTAACAGCAACTACAATTAATACAACCTATTTAACAGCTAGTGGAAATAATTACCCAACTAATCCGGGTACATCAAGTTATTTTTTACAAACAGATGGTACTGGTAATTTAAGTTGGAATTATGTCAGATCAGTTTTGGAAAGTGTTAAAAATGTTGGAGCAACTACATTAATAAAAGGTACTCCTGTTTATGTAACTTCATCAGTTGGTAATACAGCCGAAGTAGTTAAAGCAGATGCTGCTAACCCTTTATTAATGCCTGCTACTTATATCTTAAATGAAACCTTAACAGCAGGCCAACAAGGTTTAGGCATAGTATTAGGATTTATAAACAATATTGACACTTCAGCATTTAACGAAAGTGATCAAGTATATGTTAATGCAGGAGGAGGCTATACAAATGTACAACCAACAGGATCTGTACTAATACAACCTTTAGGTACAGTTGTTAGAGTAGATAACACCAATGGAAGTATAATGATTTCCAATACTGGTGTTACTAATAGCTTACCTAATATCAACCCAGGTTATGCTTGGGTTGGTAATAGTGATTGGTTACCTACAGCAACTGCAACTTCATCTTTTAGACCTTATATAGATAATATAGTAACAGTAGGACTATCAGGTAGTGCTACAAACTATAATTCAATTAAGACAGCTGTAGATAGTATTACTGATGCTTCTGAAAATAATACCTACACAGTAAGAGTTTATCCTGGTATCTATATTGAAGATACAATCACAGTTCCTTCTTGGGTAGCTGTAAAAGGTGATAGCTCAATATCAACTGTAGTTTCTGCTTCTAATCCAAGCCAAAGTATATTCATAATGAGTGACCAATCTATGGTCATTGATATGCAAATACAAGGCTCAACCTACACTGGATCTTCAGCTGTATATTATTCTTCTCCAACTACACCTCAAAGAAATGCTATTGCATATGTTGAAAATGTTCGTTTTGGTACTAACTATACAAATGCAACTTGTGCTGGTTCTGGAAGTGGTAATTGTATATTACAGTGTTCTAATGTAAAATATGGTGGCTACACAGATAATACTTTACAAAAATCATTTGATATTGGTTTCCGTGTAACAGGTAGTGGGGGTAGTATTGGTAGAATGCAGTTACGTAACGTAACTTCTACTAATGGTGGTGTAGCAGGAACTGATAATAACCAAATATTTGCATTAGCAGATGCTCCTGGTTGTACGTTTATTGTTAACGGATGCTTGTTAACAAGAGCAACGGGTACTGCTAGAGGTACTGGATTTAAAGTATATAATGGAGGTTCACTTCGTTTAACAGGTGTTAACTTCCAAAGATGGATAAATGGTATATGGGCACCACAAACAGGATCTGCTCCTTCAATTGATGCTGTTGCACTTAACTTTGAAAACTGTACATATGATGTTTTAATTGAACACACAGGTTCAACTGGTAAAATATCTGGTACTGATACTTTCCTTAAAACTATTATCCCTGCTACTGCTTCTCTCTATGAAGTAGGTCAAGACCCAAGAAGAATAACTGTAGCTAAAAAAGGAGGTGATTTTACCTCTATTAGTGCCTCTGTTGCTTGGATTACAGATTCTTCAGCTGATAACAGATATATAATTGAAGTAGGCCCTGGCCAATTTACAGAGAAAACAATTGATTTAACAGGTAAACCATATGTTAGTATTGTAGGTAGTAACATTCAAACTACCCAAATCTTCCCAAGCTCATCTGCTCAACACATTATTAAGATGGGTATTAATAACGAAGTATCCTTCTTAAATTTAGCAAACGCTGGGTCTGGATACTCAGCCTTGTATATAGATGATATTGGAGATTTTGCACAAGCACATAAAATATCTATATATGATTGTGATAGAGGTATAACTGTAGATGCAAACACAACTGATACTCAATTTTATGGTGAATACATTGATATAAACGGAACCTTTAGTTATGGTGTTTATGTATCATCTAGTAATGGAGCCTCATCGTATTGTAACTTAGAAAACTATTACTTATTCCCATCAGCAAGTGCTGCTATAGGTAATTATGCTGTAGGCCCTAGCTCCAGTTTAAATCTTTATACTTCACTATTTAAAGGTGATTCTACGGCTAACTCAATAGCTGTTAAACTAGAAAACGGTTCAACATTAGAAGCATCTGGTCTAGATATACAAGATTGGGACTATGGATATGTTGTTCCTAATATAGGTAATCCTCCATTATTTAGAATAGTAGGATCAATGATTCATGATTCTTCTACTTATGATTTTGATGTACAAAAAACAGGCACAGTAGGTAGATATCAAGGGGTATCTGATCACAGTAAGATAAACAATGTAAGTGAAGAATTCTATTGGAATTTCTTAGACGATACAGACGGTGAGAATGATGTTACACGTAAATTATCTGTAACTTTTGCTGACGGTACCCATACAGATGCTACAACCCTTATCTTTAACGGCTCACCAATGGGTGTTATATCAGGAGGTGAGATAACAATCTCTAGTAGTTTAACTGTCACTACAGCTGCTGGATTTGGTTATTTACATGACCCTATTAATCCTGAAGTATTTAAAAGATATGATTGGGTAGATGGTGATATAACTTTGTCTCCTAATACAAATAACTACATCTATATTAATAGCAATGGTGTATTATCAGCAGCTGGTACAACACCTAACAATGCAGAACATACAGCTAATAGATTATCTAAATTTAATAGAGAAGCCCTTGGACCTGTATTTGCTGATGGCTCTATAGTTACCGAAAAATCAGGGTCTGCCTTCAGATTAGACGTAACACAAGGTAACTATTATTTCTCAGAAAATAACTTCCTACCAGCAGGTACATCATCAATTAATTTGACACAATATTATCAAAGTGCTTCAGTTTGGGCTAGATATACTTCATCTGTAGTACCAAATAATGTATATGCTTCAGGCAGTGCTTTAGTAGCAATGTCTGCTTCATATTATACCAAACATACAGTTTATTTAGTAGGTGATGGAGCTGATGAAGAATATTTCTTAGTAATTAATAACAACCAATATTCAAGTCTAGTATCTACAGAAAATGCTGATTTACCAACTATACCAACATATTTTAATGATGGTGTAGTGCCTCTCGCAGCTGTGTATGTCCAATCAGGCTCAGCTAATATAACTCAAATTCAAGATATCAGACCGATAATTGGTTTTAGAGCAGCTGGTGTAAACGCATCTTCTGTACACGGTAACCTCTTAGGTCTAAATGCTGATGATCACACACAATATCTTCGTGTTGATGGTTTTAGAGAAATGACTGGTGATCTTGGATTAGGTGGGAATGATATTTATAATGTTCTCTCATTATCAGGGTCAAGTGTTATAACTAACACTTTACAGATTAAAAACTTAACTTTAGATAATGCTCAAACTAGATTTGTAGTTACTGACACAAACGGAAATACATTTTATAGAACATCTGGTGCTGATGGGAGTAGCGGAACATCAGGAAGTTCTGGATCATCAGGCACATCGGGCTCAAGTGGTACCTCAGGCTCATCAGGTACAAGTGGATCTAGTGGCACTAGTGGCTCAAGTGGAACAACAGGTTCAAGCGGTACAAGCGGTACCTCTGGTTCAAGCGGTACTTCTGGTTCAAGTGGAACAAGTGGTATTTCTGGCACAAGTGGTACTAGTGGCTCTTCAGGCACTAGTGGTTCAAGTGGAACAACAGGTACAACAGGCACTAGTGGTACTTCCGGTACAGGCTTTAATACAATCAATAGCCCTGCTATTGGAAGAGTATTATTATCAGATGGCACAACCAATGCTGCTACTGCTTCTATTAGTATGAGCTTTGCAAGCGGTATCTTAAATGTAACTAGCTCAATAATAGCTACTAATTTTACCGGCTCATTATTAGGTACAGCTTCGTTTGCCGCTACAGCTTCATTTGCATTAAATGCAGGTGCTGCTGGATTAAGAACAAAAGCAGGATCAGTAGCACCAGGTTCTTTTGCAGGTAATCCTAGAAAAGCAACTGTAACATTTACTTCATCTTTTGCAAATGCAAATTACGCAATTGTAGTAACAGGTGAAGATTCAAGAACATGGACTATAGAAAGTAAAGTATCAGGATCATTTATTATTAATGCCAACAGTAATGTAGCATTAGCAGGAACAACATATTGGATAGCAACAGCGTATGGGGAAACTAACTAAATATTTATATTAGATTATGCCAATATTTTATACAGATTCAGGTAGTTTTAACGATTTAAGTGTTACAGGAAGTGCTTTTATAAGTAGCTCTTTAACTGTAGGAAATTCTATTACAGCACAAACTCTTGTCGTACAAACAATTACATCATCAATTGATTTTGTAACTGGATCTACTCGTTTTGGTAGTCTGTTAAGTAATACACACCAATTTACTGGATCTGTAAATATAACTGGTTCTCTCACTATAAATGGAACTTCATTTACTACTGCTACTAGTGGAACTAGCGGCACAGCCGGCTCAAGCGGTACCACAGGCACAAGTGGAACTGCTGGAAGCTCAGGTACTACAGGCTCTTCTGGTACAGCTGGTTCAAGTGGTACTACAGGCACAAGTGGCACTAGTGGCTCTACAGGTACTAGTGGTTCAAGTGGCACTAGTGGTTTTACAGGTACAAGTGGTTCAAGCGGTACAACAGGTTTAAGCGGCACGTCTGGTTCAAGTGGTACTACAGGCACAAGTGGTACTAGTGGAACCAGCGGCCAAACAGGTACTAGTGGTACATCAGGCCAAAACGGTACAAGTGGTACAAGTGGCTTATCAGGCACAAGTGGTAGCTCAGGAACCTCCGGCAATTCAGGTACAAGTGGTTCAAGCGGTACAACAGGTTCAAGCGGCACGTCTGGTCAAACTGGTTCAAGCGGTACATCTGGTCAAACTGGTTCTAGTGGTACAAGTGGTACAAGTGGACAAAGTGGTTCTAGTGGTACAAGTGGTCAAACGGGTAGTAGTGGTACTAGTGGCCAAACAGGCACAAGCGGTACTAGCGGAATAACAGGTACTAGTGGTACCAGCGGATTAACAGGCACAAGCGGTACTAGCGGATTAACAGGCACAAGCGGTACTAGCGGAATAACAGGCACAAGTGGTACATCTGGTCAGGGTACAAGCGGCACTAGCGGTCAAACAGGTACTAGTGGCACTAGCGGATTAACAGGTACTAGTGGTACTAGCGGAATAACAGGCACAAGTGGCACTAGTGGATTAACAGGCACAAGTGGCACTAGTGGATTAACAGGTACAAGCGGTACATCTGGTCAGGGTACTAGTGGTACTAGTGGCCAAGGCACAAGCGGCACCAGTGGATTAACAGGTACAAGTGGCACCAGTGGGTTAACAGGTACAAGCGGTACCTCTGGTCAAAATGGTACTAGTGGTACTAGTGGCCAAACAGGCACAAGCGGTACTAGCGGAATAACAGGCACAAGCGGTACTAGCGGAATAACAGGCACAAGCGGTACAGGCGGTACCAGTGGTCAAACGGGTAGTAGTGGTACTAGTGGTATAAGTGGTGGTTTTACTAGTTTTTCTAAATCGATTGTTATAATTAATAATAGCCTGGTTGCTCAATCCGATACTGGTTCATTTGTTGGCTGGAGAGCCCCCTTTACTTGCACTGCCAGTCTAGTAGCAGGATTTAGAGATAGTGGATCTGGTTTAGTAGTAAATGCATTTAAAAATACTGCTGCAACTGCCCTATTAGCTTCAAATCTTTCTGTTAATATAACCGGATCTTGGGTATCAAGCTCAACATTACAAAATACAAATTTTAATATAGGAGATACGCTATATTTTAATATAGTAAACTTTACTGGTTCTTTAACAGAAATAGGTGTACAGGTAGACTTTATAAAATAATTATAATTAAGTTATGGCAATATCATACTCAGGATCTTTTGCAGCAGCTAACAATAAAGTAGCAGGTACCTCTCTTTTATTTACTTCTACTAAAAATATCCCTTCAGGAAGTCTAGCAATAATATTTGTAGGAATAGACAACCCAGGAACAGGTAATAATACAAACTTTATTACTAGTGTAACAGATAATGGAGCTGCATATAACTTTTTACAAGGTAATGGATTCAATAATACAGTAAGGACTATAGCAACACAATCTGATGGTAAAATATTAGTTGGTGGTGATTTTTCTGCTTATGATGGGCAATTTATTAACTATATTGCTCGTTTACATACAAACGGGATTTTAGATACTAGTTTTACTCCACCACAAAATATAAATGGGCCTGTATTTAAAATAATTATACAACCTAATGAAACAGGATCTATTTTAACTAATGGTGTTTTTTCTGTTGGTCCTTCTCCAAATATTTCAAGAGTATCAGATGGTGGAGGTGCTACTGGAGATAGTCAAAATGCTGCTTTACTTGCTGGAGGAAGTACTGGAAGTGGTGCACTTAGCTGTACTGAAGAATTTAATGGATCTACCTGGATAAATGGAGGAAGTATGATTAATGCTAGAGGCAATCCTTCACTTACTGGTACTCAAAATGCTGCTTTAGCAGGAGGATTTGACTCCATTGTAAATCGCTTTACTGAGGAATACGATGGTACTACTTGGGCTGCTGGAGGACTTACAATTGGTGATAATATACGAGGAGGAATAGGAGGCACGGTAAATGCTGCTGTAGCACAAATAAGTTATAGTCCTACCAATATACAAGAATATGATGGTACTTCTTGGACAGCAGCAAATCCTATGAGCACTCTTAGAAATAGTTCCATAGTTGGTACTCAAAATGCCGCTTTAGCACCAGGTGGTATTCAAGATGCTACTACTCTGGCTGTAACTGCTACAGAAGAATATAATGGAACTACCTGGGCAGGTGGAGGATCCCTACCCATTAGTACATATAATAATCTATCAGTTGGAATTCAAAATAATGCTTTAACTATAGGAGGACAAAATGAATTTTCTGTTCAGCGCACTAATAGTTCTTTATATAATGGCACTGTTTGGACAACAGATTCTACTATAATTGGGAGCGGCATTGGTGGTAGTAACCAAGGATCTGGTACTAGTAATTTAGCTTTATTTGTCAATGGTGATAAGTTTCTTGCAGGTTCATGCACTGTTTTAGAATATAACGCTACAAATGTATGCCTTGACACTTCAGAAAAAATAATAGCTGCAGGATCTTTTACAGGAGGTGCTGCCCGTATGGATCTAAATGGTAATATAGATGTATCATTTAATTGTGGCTCAGCATTTAATAATACTGTATGTACCGTAATTATACAAGATGTTACAGAATATACAGCTAGTATTAATAATATATGGACAGCTGGAGGTGCTATGATTACTGCAAGACATGCCTTAGCAGGAGCTGGTACTCAAAATGCAACTGTAGCTTTTGGAGGAAATATTGTTAATACTACAGGAAGATGTACTGAAGAATACGATGGTACTACTTGGTCATCAAGTAATAATTTAATTAATGGTCTATTTTATCCTGGAGGAGCTGGTACTCAAAATGCTGCTTTAGCTTTTGGAGGGTCTTCAGGATCATTTATATTATCATGTACCGAGGAATACGATGGTACTACTTGGATAGCAGGAGGATCAATGGGAAATGCTTCAGCTTGCTTAGCAGGAGCTGGTACTCAAAATGCTGCTTTAGCTTTTGGAGGACAATCAGGATCACTTTTATCATGTACCGAGGAATACGATGGTACTACTTGGACAGCAGGAGGAAGTTTAAACACTGCTAGATGTACTTTGGCAGGAGCTGGTACTCAAAATGCTGCTTTAGCTTTTGGAGGAATTTGTACTATTTCTCCTACTATAGTCACTCCTTTCACTGAAATATATGATGGTACTACTTGGACTTTTGCAGATAGTTTAAATAATGCAAGATGGGCATTAGCAGGAGCTGGTACTCAAAATGCTGCTTTAGCTTTTGGAGGAGCTTCAGGACCAATATTATCATGTACAGAACAATATAATGGTACTGTTTGGGAAGGTAGTTTACCTTTAATTAATACAAAATATCTAACCGCTGGAGGCACTGGTACCCAAAATTGCGCTTTGTCTTTTGGAGGACTCTCAGGAACATCATTATCATGTACTGAAGAATATGGTACTTTTCAAAATACTTATACTACTAAAATTATATTTGGTGGTCTTTTTACTAGCTATAGTGGTTCTACTTCTAATGGTATTGCTCGCATTAATGGAAATGGAACATTAGATACTTCATTTAATACAGGCGCTGGTTTTAGCACTGCTGATGTAAGAAACTACCAGTTCTATAGTTCATCAACATGCTTATTAGCAGTAGGTAATTTCACCTCTTATTCAGGTTCAGCTCGTAACAGGATTGCTCTTCTTAATGCAACTAATGGTACCCTTATTCCTACTTCTTCATTTAATATAGGAGCCGGATTTAATTCTGCTGTTAACGATCTAGCTGTTCAATCTGATAATAAAATAGTAGCTGTAGGAGCCTTTACAACATATTCAGGCTCAAATGTAAATCGTATTGCACGTATTAATACTACAGGATTAATAGATTCTGGATCAACTTTCAATACAGGGGCTGGATTAAATAATACAGGAAGTGTTGTAAAATACTATACATCTGGCTCTACTGATGTTATACTAATTGGAGGTATCTTTACTACCTATTCAGGATCAACCCAAAGTGGTTCTGTTCGAATATTACCTAGTGGCTCTAGAGATACTGACTTTAATATAGGCTCTGGTTTTGGCACAACAATAGGTGCTAATGATTATTTGATTCGGCCTGATGGGAAAATAATAGCAATAGGAGGATTTACCAGATATTCATCATCCTTTACTCCTTTTCCCAATCGCATAATCCAGCTTAATCCTAATGGCTCAGTTGATGCTAATAGAATTGGAGGAACTTGGTCAAAAGTAAGAGAATATTCTTCAAATGATGCAGCGGCTGCTGGTTCTACTCTAGCAATGTTTTATTTAACCTCTTCTGGTTATGTGCCCATTGGTACTTCTTTTACTGCTTCTTTAACTAGTTCTGTTGTTGCAAAAGCAGCAAGTGGATTAATATTTAACACTGACCGGGCAGCTATTGTATACACAGGTTCAGTAACATCTTCTGCAGCTGGTGGTACTTCTCAACCTATTCGTATAAATTTAGCTAACTTAACTAGTGGCAGTGGTAACTACCTATTTATAAGAGGTATTGCATTCGAAAATGCCGATAATCAGGTTACTCTTACCCCAACTTCTCAATATAGTACTGATGTAACATCAAATGCTGGTACTCAAGGTGGAACTGCAGCTACAAACCAAAGTGTTAGGGTTGAATATAGAATATTAACTACATCTTCATATTTTTCAAATCCCACCTCGTCTGTAGCAGCTAGTAATGCATCTATTTTTTGGACATTCTATGAGACAGTAATTGCTGCTAGAGGTAGAACATATTATATTTTACTAGATTAATATTTATTATAAATAAGAATATATGCCTTATTATTATCAAGCTACTAATTGGGGTAAAGGATTTATCACCCATGCAGATAATGAATCCGCTCACATTGCAGGGTACCCTGCTGATATTTGGGTAACCGAAAATACAGCTTGGGCAGCACGTGTTAGTGCTACTGAAAAAACACAAGCAGAAGCACAAGCATTAGTTGATGCTGTTGTTGCACAAGCACAAGCAAATTGGACTGCTGAATCAGGTCAATCTTATCCTCAACCAATTGTGCTTCCTTAATTTGGAAATACAAATTTAGTTTCGTATATTTAGTTATAAAATAAGTCTGTTATGGAAGAAAATAATCAATTAGCTATTACTGAAGATCTAAAACACATTTTAGCTGTTTTAAAACCGGGTGATGCACAAGAAATTCTCCGTTTAAAGGATGAATTAGCTGATAATTGGAACAAAAAACAAATCTTTAGAACAGAAACTGAAATGCGCGTTTCAGTTCTCAATGATGGTAAATTCCCAACACCAGCAGCCAAATACTGGCAATCAGTTAGAGAAATGTCAGCACACTTTGATGCTATGATGAATCTTTCATTTGATATGAGACGCAGTGAAGTTGAGCGCCTCAAATTAGAAAAAAAAATGAAAGAAGCTGAAGAAGCAGATGATCAACTTGAAATTATGTCTCTACAAATTGATTTAGATCAGAATCTATACAATAAAGCTTGTATGGAACAAGTAGCTCACGATCGTGTTCGTGAAATTAAAACTTGGTCTAAATTAAAAACTGAATTGGATGATGGATCATTTGATACACAAGAGGTAAATACACATCAAGCAGTCAGCCTACACCATCGTTTAGCATACAGAGCTAGCGCACTAAATGAACATTCAGACCCAACTGAAGTAGCTAATGTAATGGGCCAATTACAGACAATGGAACGTTTGAAACAACAAAATGCTTTAACTCATGAACAAGTTATGGCACAAAAACAGTTACAAAATAAGCAGTAATGCAATTTATATATTCAAATCCTAAGGCTTTAGATCCTGGGTTTTGTGAAGAGGTTATAGATTTATTTGAGAAATCTCCACTAAAACATCCTGGTGCTTTTAGATATAATGAAGAAGTTGTGCAAAAGTACGACATAAAAAAATCAATGGATATTTCCTTTGATCCCTCTTTTCTACAACATCCTGATTGGGGGAAACCTCTAAGATATTTAGTTGATGTTGTTGAAGAAAATGTATCAAAATATATTTTTAAATATGAGCAAGCATTCCAAAAAATGGATAACTTTAGGCTAGATACTTTATTTAACATGCAGCGATACGAACCTGGAGAAGCCTTCTATGGTTGGCACTGTGAAAGAGCAGGCCTACTGGCTTCAGGTAGAGTGTTAGTTTGGATGGCTTATCTCAATACTGTTACTGATAATGGAGGAACCCAATTCTACTATCAAAACCATATTGAACAACCAGAACAAGGTAAATTATTAATTTGGCCTACTGATTGGACTCATACTCATAGAGGTATCCCCTCATTAACACAAACAAAATATATTTTTACTGGATGGTATACACATTATAAAAAATAGTTATGGAATTTAAGGTTTTTGAACAATTATGGTTTGCAATTCCTGTTTGGGAATGCCCTGTTTCTGGGATTGATAATGATGAAATTAAACAATACTGCTTAAAAATAAGAGAAAAAAAACCTGGTGTTGTTATTTCTAATAGAGGAGGATGGCACAGCAACGAATTACTCTTCCCAGTGCCTGAATCACTTCAAACACTAATTGATGATATGACTGTGTTTGTAAACGATGTTTGTTATCGCTATACAGGCACACAATTAAAATTTGGCAATTTATGGATTAATATTAATGGTTATCATGACTATAATTTACTCCATGATCATCAAAAAAGTGTATTATCTGGGGTGTATTATGTAGATGTACCTGATAAAAATATGGGTGATTTAGTATTGCATAGAGGAGATAATGCTGAATTCTTCTTAAAAGATGTTAATGAACCAACAATGGCAAATGCTCTTAGTTGCATTAAACAAGCCAAAACATCAACCTTTTATCTATTTCCTAGTTGGATTAAACATCATGTTGAACGTAATGAAAGCCATAAAGAAAGAATATCTGTTGCTTTTAATTTTGTTCCTTTAAATGCCTAATAAACATAATAATGGAAGGATACACTTACCAAGCAAAGAAAAAAAATAGCAATATTACTGCCTCCACCCCAGAAATATTAACAACAGAAAAATACCTAGTATGGCATATTGATGGAGGATTAGGTAAAAACATTGCCTCAACTGCCCTATGCCAAACAATAAAAGAAATCCACCCAGATAGAAAACTGATTATGGTTGTTTCTCATCCAGAATGCTTTTTAAATAACCCATTTATTGATAGAGTTTATTTCTCAGGAAGTAAATCCTATTTTTATGATGATTATATAAAAGATAAAGATACTCTATTCTTTAAACAAGAACCATACAACCAAACTGACCATATTCTGCGCAAAAAACACCTAATAAATAATTGGTGTGATATTTTAAATATACCTTATACAGGCCAACAACCACAGATATTTGTTAATATGGCTCAGAAGATGACTACTGGGTTGTGGTTGAGAAATAAACCAACAATGGTTTTACAAACCAATGGTGGTCCACTTACAGGTCAAAAATATGGTTATTCTTGGGCTAGAGACATTCCCTATGAATATTCTCAACAAATAGTAGATCAATATAAAAATGATTATCACATATTTCAAGTAACTAGACCTGATTCACAAAAACTAGATGGTGTTGAAGTAATAGATAAGGCAATGACTAATATGGAATTATTTGCTCTGATGGTCAATGCTAAAAAACGTGTATTGATTGATTCTTGTCTACAACATGCTGCGGCTGCATTTAAACTTCCATCAACTGTATTATGGATTGGTACATCACCTATTGTATTCGGATATAATATTCATAACAACATTGTAGTAAATCCTCCAAAACAAGGTGGTCTTAAATTAATTGATTCATATATGTTTGATTATAATTTAGATGGAATATTACACGAATGTCCATATATAGATGCAAGCGAGATGTTTAATATAAACGATATTTATGACAGTATAAACAAACAATAATGTATATAGTATTAATGCAATTTATCCCTGAAAATGATCAAATCTGGGTAGCCAAACTAAACCCAAACGACCCAGAATATATCTATCCTACTGAACAAGAAGCAATAGATAAAGCAGCTGAATTACAAGCAGCTGACCCAACAGGTAGGCAGTATAGAGCAAACCCTGTTAATAGTGGGGCTTAAAATATTTAAAGTAAGTTATGATACAAAGTTATAGTTTTTGGAGTGAATGGGATATTAATGAACAAAAAATATGTTATGGTACTTATCAAGACATTAATGAGCCTTTAATAGTATGCTTGAAAGAATACATGTCTGATGTAGTATTGTGGTCACGTGATTATGATGTTTTTCCTAAAGATGTTGCTTTTTGGATGATCCCTATATCTAAAAATGTATACAACTATGAAACTGATCCTTATTTTTCCGGAGTAAAAATCTGTATTTATAAAAAATTAGATGAAAAGAAAATATATGAGTATCCTTACTTTACTAAGTTTGTAGATTTACCTCGAGTTTCATTAAGCAATACTATTCCTTATCATTATAATTATAGTGAGTTTTTTATTGAAAATAAGTATAAAAGGTTTTTTAAAGATAAAAAATTTAAAAATGTTATAGATGTAGGAGCAAATATAGGAATATTTACTGAGTATTTGCTATATCATGATATTACTAATCAAATAACTTCAATAGAGTGTGATAGCAAAGCACTAAATGACCTAAATAAAAACTTCAAAAAAGACCCTAGAGTCAATATTATTGCTAAAGCACTTCACTATGAAGAAACATCACTTTCCTTCTACCAATCAGAAAACAACCCAGTAATTAGTAGTACTATTCATCCTGATAGACTTAAAAACCATAATGTTGGCATTAAAGGAGATAAAGAAGTAAAAGTAGAAACTATTACCATAGAAGATTTATTATCAATTTACGGTTTTATAGATTTATTAAAGATAGATATTGAAGGGGGAGAATATGATGTTATAGAAAATACTGATTCTAAATGGTTTTCTTATATTAATAATGTTTTTATAGAATGTCATTTTTTTGAAGAAAACTATAAAGAAAAATACAATAATATTTTAACTAAATTAAAATCTGTTGGTTACAACATAGAGGAATATGAAGAAAATCAAAGTACTACTTACTTAGGAGGTAGTGAAATTATATTTGGATCTAAAAAATAAAAAACATATATTTAATATATTATGAAAGTACTATTTCTAGCCCCTCATCTATCCACAGGAGGAATGCCTCAATACCTTTACAAACAAATGGAAGTTTTAAGTGAAAGTTGTGAAGTATGGTGTATTGAATGGGATAATATTACCGGAGGTGTTTTAGTTGTTCAACGTAACCGAGTAGCTAACCTATTAGGAGATAAATTAATTACCCTAGGAGAACCCAAAGAAAAACTATTTGAATACATTGAAAAAATAAATCCAGATGTTATTCATCTTCAGGAAATTCCTGAAATGTTTATGTCATACGATTTAGCTGTAAAATTATATAATCCAAATAGAAAATATAAGATAGTTGAAACTTCTCATGATTCTAGTTTTGATATTTCAAATAAAAAACATTTTCCTGACCATTTTGCAATGGTTAGTCAATATCAAATTGAAGCCTATAAATCATTAGATATACCTTGTGAATTAGTAGAATACCCAATTGAGTATAAAACAAGAACAAAATCTAGAGAAGAATTATTAGCTGAATTAGGATTAGATCCTAATAAAAAACATGTTATTAATGTTGGTTTATTTACCTCTAGAAAAAACCAAGCTGAAGTTGTTGAATATGCTAGGCAAATGCAAGATTATCCTATTCAATTCCACTTTATTGGTAATCAAGCAGATAATTTTAAATATTATTGGGAACCCATAATGAAGGATTTTCCTTCTAATTGTAAATGGTGGGGAGAAAGAAGCGATGTAGATACATTCTATCAAATGGCTGATTTGTTCTTATTTACCTCTAGGGGGCATATCAATGACAAAGAAACAATGCCATTAGTGATTAGAGAAGCTATTAGCTGGAAAGTTCCTTCCTTAATATACAATTTAGACGTATATTTAAATTACTTTAACAAATATGATAATATTGAATATCTAGATTTTAATAATAAATTAAAAAATATAGAAAAAATCTTAACAAAACTAAATATAACAGGTAATCAAGTCAACAATTATTTTGATATACAATATGAAGGAGCAAGCAATAAATTTGCTATAACCTACAAAAAGAATGAGCCAGCAAAATATAAAATTTCTATAAAAGATAAAGATTCTAATGCTCCTATATATTGGTTTTCAACTGAATTTAATAATGAAGGAGATCATTGGTGGATAATACCAACACCTCTTCATATTTACAACTTTGCACAGAATCCTGATTTTGGTTCTTTCTTAGTAGAATTCTATGATGAAAACAATAATTTTTTGTTTGATAAAACAATATTTTTAAAAGAAATTAAAAAACAAAAATTAAAATTAAATCTAAAAAGTCCATTTGATTGTTTGTTTACTAACTATAATGAAATGTTTATAGATAATAAATATGATTGTTATGAGTTAGATAAAATGGAAACCGTTTTTGATATTGGGGCTAATTGTGGATTATTTTCACTTTTAGCAATTGAAAAAGGAGCAAAAAAAGTATATGCATTTGAACCAAATCAAGAATCTTTAGTTAATTTAAATCAAATAGCAAAAGGATTAAATATAGAAGTAATAGATAAAGCAGTTTATACTACAGATGAAGACCTAACATTCTATATTGATCCAAACAACACCACAATTGGAAGTATTTCAGAAGATCATATAATAAATGGTGGAAGTAAGGTAGAAAAAATAACAGTACCCGCAATATCTCTTAAAACTTTTATAGAACAAAACAATATAGAAAAAATATCATTGTTAAAAATGGATATTGAAGGTGCCGAGTATGATATTATAGAAAATCTTGAAGATGAAGTTTTTGAAAAAATAGATAACTTTCTTATAGAATACCATGATAATGAAGGTGAAAAAGTAGAAAAACTAATTCAAACATTAGTTAAAAAGGGATTTGATATTGATCAAATTAGAAATCAAAACTCCAAAAATAATGATGATATATTAGAATCATACAAATCTTCCCCTCTTGGAACCATATTTGCTAAGAAATCCCCAGAAGAAAAATTATTAACTGTAATTATACCTACATATAATCATGAAAAATATATTGAACAGTGTGTTGATAGTGCTTTGATGCAAAAAACATTGTTTAATTTTAATATTTTAATATCTGATGATCGCTCAACAGATAATACATGGAATATTGTGCAAAAATATAAAGATATTCCAAATGTAATTGTTAAACAAAATGAAGTAAATTTAGGTCCAACCCCTAAAAGACTTCATGCTGTTTTAAAAGAATCCAAATCGGAATATATTACTTTATTAGATGGAGATGATTATTATGTTGATGAAAATAAATTACAAAAACAGGTAAATTTTCTAAAAAACAATAAAGAATACTCTATTTACAGTGTTGGATACTACCAGAAAGAACTTGATGATTCTAACTTTATGAATATCAATTACTATGGTGTAAAAGAAGAAGTTATTTTAAGAGATAACATGGAGGCTAATTATGTTTCTTTTGGCTTTATGTTTAGAAATAGTCTTATTAGAGATATGGAATTTCCTGATTGGTATTTCCATGAAGATCTTTTTGATGGATACTGGGCTTTAAATAATATACTTTTAGAAAAAGGAAAAGGAAGAAATGATAAGTGGGTAGGTGGAGTTTATAGAATAACACCAAATGGAGCTTTTGGAGAAAAAAGTAAAGAATGGAAAGATGAAGTATCTGAAAAACAAAGTCGAATAATTAAATCTGCTTTTCCTAATGTAAATAAAGACTTTTTAGTAAATGAATCTAATTTGAATTTACAAGATGTATATGATAAACATTTTTCAGTACAATATAAAGAAGTTCCCTATCTAAAAAGCCCTATGGATTATGTACTTCACCAAATGATAATTATGTCTCTAAAACCAGATTTAATTATAGAAATTGGGACCTATAGAGGTGGTGGTGCTTTATATTATGCTGATTTATTGTATTTGTTAGGAAAAGGAGAAGTACATACTATAAATGTAGGAAATGAAATAGTAGATCAAAAGGTATTTAATCATGGTCAAATAAGATTTTTCTATGATGGTTTTGAAAACTATGATTTAAATCTTACTAAGGGATTTGAAAAAATACTAGTTATAGATGATGCATCCCATAGCTATGTAGACACACTGAGATCTCTGAATAAGTTTAGTAAAGTTGTATCTAAAGATTCTTACTTTATTGTTGAAAAAGGAGTAGTTGATTTTGTTAAAACCTCAGTCAATTACAACGGTGGACCACGTAGAGCTATTGATGAGTTTTTACAAACTAATTCTAATTTTGTTATAGATAGAAACTGGTGTGACTACTTTGGTACTAATGCTACTTTCAATTCAGATGGATATTTAAAAAGAATTAATTAATGGATAATTTTATAATTCATCTTCATCTTTATATTACTAATAAGGAAGCAGAATTAACAGCCTTTATTAATATTAAAAATCTTAAAGAACATGGATTTAAAATATTAATAACGTCACCCTTTAATTTGCCTGATTATTTTTATCCACATATAGATTATTTTTTATTAGATAGAGAAAATCAAATATTTAAAGAAAAATATAAGGATATTGAACCTATTATTTGGTGGAATCAAATAGATCCTAATATGACTTTTAATTTTCTTATAGATGGATTTCAAACCCATGGATTAGCTGTTTTAAGATCTATGATAAAAGGATCAAGTATAGCTAAAGCATTAGGATATGAGTATATTATTCGATTTGAATATGATGATCTTTTTGGGAAATATTCTTTAAATAAAATAAGTGAAATTTGTAGTTTTGTAAAAGATAGTGATTTAAATTTTTATTTATTTAAAAATCACTATAATGATTCTAAAAAAGATGTATCTACTCATTTAATGTTTTATAAAAGTCAAAAATTTTTAGATATATTTGAACCTATAAAAGATGAAAATGATTATATTTCCTTTTTAGAAAAAATGGAAATACCCAAAAAATCCTTAATATTGGAAGAATTCATTTATAGAGCAATAGATTTATTTGGAGAAAAGATCCATTATGAAAATGGATTTGCAATGAAAACAGAATTTTATGACACTCAATTCAATACCCATCAAGCCCCTTTAGGAGTAACCAAGGGAGTCCTCTCAGATGTTATGAGAATAAAACGAAATTCTATATATGATCCTTATAAGCTTTGTCTTGTTTGTAGAAATGTAGATTCACAAACTCCAATTTGTATTTACTTTGATGTATTTGATCATGATCAAAACTTATTATACACAATGTCTTTTCAATTAGATTGTATAAATGAATGGAAATTAGATTATGTTCATGAAGTTAAAAATGTAGGCTCTATTAAAATAAGACACGGAGATGATCCACATCATAAAACTTTTTTGGTTTTAAATAATGAAGATGGAGTTACTATTAGAAATGCTGACCTAGATGGAGCTTTACCTGAAATTACTTTCAAAATATGAAATTTACTATAGTTACTAGTTTTTATAATGGTTCTCATTTTATTTCTAGATTATATGAGAGAATAAAAGCCCAAACTTATACAAATTGGGAATGGATAGTTACTGATGATTTTTCCTCAGATGCAGAAGACGCTAAAGAAATTCTATCATATATTTCTAGTAGAGATAGAAAAATAAAATATGTAGAGCAATCTTCTAAAAAAGAAATGTTTTATAACCCTCAAAATTTTTGTAAAGAGGCAGAAATAATTATACAAATGGATCAAGATGATTATCCTCTACCTAAAGCATTAGAAGTATATCATCATTTCTTTACTAAATTTCCTGATACTATAGTAATTACTGGAGCCGGAAATTCATTTAGAGAAGATGGAAACTGGATGAATTTTCATAATCCTGATTTTGTAGATCAAAAAAATATGACCTGTGGTTATTTAACCTATTTAAGAGCTTGGAGAAATAACCCTAATATTAATTATGATTTTAATCCAAACGATTGGATGAAATATTACTATAATGACTTATCTATACTATGCACCCTAGAAGAACAAGGCAAAATACTCCATCTCCCTAGAAACTTATATTATTATAATTATAGAGAAAATTCTATATCTCATACATTTTATGCTAATGAAGCTGTAGAAGAAGGACAGGAATTAATAAGAAAAGTTAATGCTAGACGTATTAATAAAGATGTAGATACGTTTAATAGATATTTTGAACCTATACATAAAGAATCATTATGTTTGATGGATCATAACTTAAATGATGTTAAAGTTCAACAAAAAATAGTTTATTTAGACAAACAATTAGATTTTAAGAAACATTCATTACTTAAAGAATTATTTTTTGATCATGATTTAAACATAAATAAAATAGATGGAAATGAAGATGCTTTGATTTGCGTATTAAGGGATAAATCTGATTTAGATTATTTTTTTGATATAGATAATAAATATAATATAAAAAACAGCCAACTAGTTATTTGGAATCAAGCCAAAAATCCTTATACTAATATTTTACTAGATAAAGTGTCTCAAAAATACCAATTCTGCTACTCAGCAGCTTATCAATTAATTATCAACTTAATAAAATGAAAATAATTAATGTCACGCCGGGCTTATTACCAATCCCCCCTAATGGTTGGGGTGCAGTAGAAAAAATTATATGGGAAACACATAATGCTTTATTAGAATTAGGGTATAATTCTCAAATTTTATATTTGGACGAAGTAAAAGATTATGATGTAGTTCATATCCATGTTGCTAATCTAGCTAATTTAGCACATGAGCGTGGTATTCCTTATTATTTCACTATGCATGACCATCATGCCTACCTATACGGAAAAGATTCTCAAGTATATAAAGAAAATCTACAAGCAATAAAAAATGCTAAAAAAGCATTTGTACCTGCTAAATTTTTAATTGATTATTTTGAAGGAATACCTGAATATTTTTCCCATGGAGTAAATACAGACTATTTCACCCCAGGGGAATTTAAAGAACATAAATTATTGTGTGTAGCAAATAATGGTTTTATTCATGATCAAGCTGAAGATAGAAAAGGTTTTGGGTATGCTATTGAAGCAGCAAAACAATTAAATTTGCCTATTACAATAGCAGGTCCTATTAATAATAAAAAGTATTTTGATACTTTTCCTCCTGATTATGATAAACTTACTATTCTTTATGATCTTAATGAGGAACAACTAAGAAAATTATATCAAGAACATAGTGTATTTATTCATGCTTCTATATTAGAAGCAGGTCATCCTAATTTAACATTGTTAGAAGCATTAGCTTCTGGTTTACCTATAATAGGAACATATGAAAACAAAGATGGATTAGATGGAATGGTTATAGTAGAAAGAGATGTAGATCAAATAGTAAAAGCTTTCAATAAAATTACTGCTAGACAACTAAAGTATGACTTATATTCATTTAAGGCAAGGCAACAGGCATTACATTTATCTTGGAAAAACAGAACAAAAGATTTATTAAAAAAATATGAGACAAATATGAAAGATCAATTAATATCTATTTATAAATCAACAAAAAAGTTAGGGATACCTTCAAAAGTAAACGTTCCTAAATTTAATATTAATTTTATTAATGGTCCGTTTGCTGAAATATTAGATTCACCTTATAAAAAACATAAAGTAAGTTTTATTAATAAAAAATCTAATGTAGTAGAATATTCTCAAGAAATAAGTACTAATTGTTGGGTTAGAACAAGCAAACAATATTATATAGATTGGAAAATAAAAATAGAAGATGAGAATGGTAATTTAATATATCAACATGATTTAGATCTTAAAGACAAAAGAGTATATATTGCTTTAGATTCTAAATCATTAGGTGATACCTTAGCTTGGTTTCCTTATGTTGATGAATTTAGAAAAAAACATAACTGCAAAGTTATATGCTCTACATTCCATAACTATTTCTTCCAATCACAATACCCAGAAATTGAATTTGTTAAACCTGGAGATACTGTTTATAACTTATATGCAATGTATGTTATAGGGTGGTTTTATAATAGTGATAATGTTGTTGATTTTAATAAAAATCCCTTTGATATTAAACAACAAAATCTTCAAAAAACAGCATCTGACATTTTAGGATTAGATTTTGTAGAAGTAAAACCAAAGTTAAAAAAACCATTAGTTGTAAAGAAAAAACAAGTTGCAATTGCTATACATAGTACAGCACAAGCAAAATATTGGAATAATCCTACTGGATGGCAGGAAATAGTTGATTGGTGTAATGAACAAGGATATGAAGTTGTACTATTATCTAAAGAAGAAGATGGTTATATGGGTAATAGAAATCCAACCGGAATTAAATACCCTGATTCTTTTGATATGGAAACAACTGTAAAAACACTTAATGAATCAGAAGTATTTATAGGTATAAGTAGTGGATTAAGTTGGTTATCATGGGCTACCGATACCCCTACTGTGGTTATTTCTGGATTTACTGAAGAATATACCGAACCTGATAGCTGCTATCATATTAGCGCCCCAGAAGGTAAATGTAGAGGATGCTTTAATTCCCATAGACTAGACGCTGGTGATTGGAACTGGTGCCCAGTACATAAAGGAACACAACGTCAATTTGAATGCTCTAAAGAAATATCTGCAGATAGAGTAATAGAAACTTTAAAAACAATATTAAAATAATTTGGTTGTCTTCTAAATTTATTATATATTTATATACGAAACAAAAAACAAATTTATGGTATTACTTATTATTGCAATTATTGTAGCTGGTGTTGTAGCTGCAGTTGTTTTAAACAGCAAAAAACAGTCAACTGAAACCCAGGCAAGTTCAGCTCCTGAACAACCAACTCCTGTTGTTGAAAAGGTTGAAGAAGCAGTTAAAGAAGTAGCTGCTGAGGTTAAAAAACCAAAAAAAGAAATTACTAAAAAACCTGTTGCTACTCCTAAACAGTCTGTTTCTAAAAAACCTTCAAAAAAGAATAAATAATGAGTGAAGAATCTAAATTTATTTCTGAAGAAGAATTGCTTCAAATTAAATCTTTTAAAGCTCAAAAAGATAATATTGCTTTTTCTCTAGGTAAAAATCGCCTTGAAAAAGAAACACTACTTGCTTCTTTCAGAAATGTTGCTACTCAAGAGCAAGAATATTATAATAAACTCTCTATTAAATATGGAGATGGTAGTCTTGACCTAAATACAGGGGAAATTATTCCTTTCAATAATAATGAACAAAATAACTGAAATATTTAGTTCATGGGTTGCCGCTGCTGATCCAACACCTGAACAACAAGCAGTAGCCGAATATCGTGCTGCTGTTTGTGATTCATGTGAGAAAAAAAAATATATTACTGCTATTAATTCATTTATTTGTGGTGCCTGTGGTTGTCCTTTAAGTAAAAAAGTATTTAGCCCAAGACCCGGACCTCAGGCTTGCCCATTAGCTAAATGGGAAAAATGATTAAGTTATGTCACAATTAACACAAGAAGAATTACAATCAATTAAAGAACTCCAATCTAAGTATAACCAAACATTATTTGAAATTGGTGTAGCTGAAGCGCAGCGTTTAGCATTGGTAGAGCAAGTTGAAAAACTTGAAAATAATAAGAAGACATTATTAGGTGACCTTTCCACAATTGAACAAAAAGAAAACGACCTAATCAAATCACTCCAAGATAAATACGGAACCGGGTCTATCAATTCAGAAACGGGAGAAATCACACCTATTCAACAGTAATCTGCGTTTTATAGCGGTTTTTGGATATTTATTATTAGGTCAATCCTATTAAAATTTTCAAAAACAATTATACAAAATGGCAGAAAAAATCTTATCTCCTGGCGTATTCCAAAATGAATCAGATCAATCATATGGTGGTCAAACATTACTTGTAACTAGAATTATTAGTGGAACCTCCAATCTTAGTACCTATGCAAGTTCTTCAGTAGCTGATATTAATGATGATACAGTTGATAATTCATTTGAACTTGAAACTTTAGCATGGGGTAACCAAATGAATAATAGTAGCGGTACTGAAGTTAGTGGTGCTTTGCCAAACGGTAGTGCAACCAATGTTCGCTGGGAAGTTACAACTGTAAATACAGGAAGTGGTACATTTACTTTAACAGTTCGTGCTGGTAATGATAATAATGCTCAAAAGAATTATTTAGAAACTTGGGCTAATTTATCATTAGATCCAATGTTACCTAATTATATTTCTCGTGTAATTGGTGATTTAAAACCTGTATATGATGCTACAAATAATATCATCAACTATAATGGTTCTTATGCTAATGCTTCTCAATATGTTCGTGTTAAATCTGTATCCAAACCACACATAGATTCAATTGATAATAATGGTAGCTTCAAATCAACTCAATATAGTGGTAGCTTACCAGCTGTAGGAAGTGGTTCATTTGGTGGTGGGGCTGCAGCAACAGCTAACCAGCAATTAATGAATGAAAATATCACAACAACTAATATTCAAGGATTTGCTCCTGCTGATTATGTTACTGCATTTGGTATTTTAACCAATAAGGATGAATATAAATTTAATGTATTAATTGCTCCTGGTGTTGGTTTAGATTGTAGCGCTGCTTCACAATTAATTTCAACAGCTGAAGGTCGTGGTGATTCAATTGCCATTGTAGGTGCAGGTATTTATGGTACTTCTATTTCATCTGCTGCTAACGCTGCTGCCGGACAATCAAGTAATTATGCAGCTTGTTACTATCCTTGGGTTCAATTATATAGCTCTGGTTTAGGTAAGGCTGTTTGGTCTCCTGCTCCTACAGTAATGGGTGGTGTATTTGCATTTAACGATCAAGTTGGTGCTGAATGGTTTGCACCTGCTGGTTTAAATCGCGGTGGTGTTCCTTCAGTATTACGTGCTGAAAGAAAATTATCTCAATCTGATCGCGATACATTATATGAAGCAAATGTTAACCCATTAGCTACATTCCCTGGAGAAGGTGTTGTAGTATTTGGCCAGAAAACATTGCAGAAAAAACAAACCGCTCTTGATCGTGTAAACGTTCGTCGTTTGTTGATTGCATTAAAAGACTATATCGGCCAAGTAGGTAACAACTTAGTATTTGAACAAAATACAAATGTTACTCGCAATCGCTTCTTAGCTCAAGTTAACCCATACCTTGAATCAGTAGTACAACGTCAAGGTTTATATGCTTACAAAGTAGTAATGGATGATTCCAATAATACTCCTGATGTAATCGATCGTAACCAACTAGTAGGTCAGATCTATATCCAACCAACTAAAACTGCTGAATTTATTATCTTGAACTTCAACGTACAACCAACTGGCGCTACATTCCCTGCATAGGGGATGTAGTTGCTAATATTTATTAATAGCAATAAAATAAACATAAAATGGCAGTATTAGACGCTAACGAAATAATGTTCACAGCCTTTGAACCTAAAGTTCAGAATCGTTTTATCATGTATATTGATGGTATTCCGTCGTACTTGATTAAAAAGGCTTCTGCTCCTGGATTCGAAGCTGGTGAGATTATTTTAGACCACATTAACGTTTACCGTAAAGTAAAAGGTAAAGTTAAATGGAATGACATGACTTTAGAATTATACGACCCTGTAACCCCATCTGGTGCACAAGCAGTAATGGAATGGGCTCGTTTAGCACACGAATCAGTAACTGGCCGCGATGGTTACTCTGATTTTTATAAAAAAGACATCACATTAGACATTTTAGGCCCAGTAGGTGACGTAGTAGGTGAGTGGATTGTTAAAGGTGCTTATTGTAAAACAGCCACATTCGGAGATTACGATTGGAGTGCTGATGCAGCAATTAGTTTATCTGTAACATTAGCAATGGATTACTGTGTACTCAACTTCTAAAAGATCCTTCATATTTTTTTCTTTTGGTGTCTGCTTTTGCAGACACCTTTTTTCTGCATATATTTATATATACACAAATAAAATAGTTTATGGCCGAATTAAAAATCCCAACAGAAACAGTTACATTACCCTCAAAAGGTTTATTGTACCCC